TTTTGCCGTTTTTGCCGTTTTTGCCGTTTTTCTTCGATACTGCCGTTCGGGCCATGTCTATTTGCTCCTCTTGATCGTTGCACGTTGCGATATGTATGCGCCGAATAAATCTAGCGGGACGGCGTCCCCCGCTTCGACTCTTTCCCGTAGCCATGCCTTCAACGTCATCGGCTCGACTTTCTCAAGCTGGCTCGGGGTATATCCTCTCATTCCGCAGAGGTTTATAAAGGTCTTTGCATCCCCATCTTCCCCGCGCCCAAAAGTTACCGTGACATTGTTCTTCACGAGGTCTCCGAAATCATTGTCGCGGAGCCATTTGAAAGCTTCTTCTTTTCGATTCTTCGGTATGGACGCGCCATAGACAGGTTTGACGGAAATTTCCGCTCCGTCCATAAGCGTAAACTTCTGGAGGCCCATCGTTTCGAGAGCTTCCGGGAGTTGCTCGTCCGTAATTTTATAAAGAGCCCGCTTTTGCTCCTTGAGCAGTTCCTCCGTCGTGACTATTATTTGCTCAAGGTTCGCGGCATTATTTGCCAGTTTCGCAATTGAGTCGAGTTGGTCGTCTTCGAGTCTGTCTATCTTGTCAGCGGTGCTTCCGGCGTCGGAAGCCATCTCCTGTAATAAATCCTTCATTCGTTTCTCCTGCTTCATCCATCGGCGGTTGACTTAACCGTCAACGTCCCTTATATGGGTATTTATGGGGGGCGGCAAGAGAAATCTTTATGAGAAAATTTCTTTTTAAAACCAAGCCCTATCGGCATCAGCGCGAGGCATTCGAGGCCAGCGTAGATTCCGGAACATATGCGCTTCTCATGGACATGGGCACCGGCAAGACCAAGGTTTGCCTGGATACAATCGGCTACAACTTCGAGCAAGAGCGGATCAACCTAGCAATTATCGTAGCGCCGAAAGGCGTCATCGCTAACTGGGTGAGAGAGATAGAAACGCATCTGCCGGATCGCATAGAGCGGGAGATCGTTCTGTGGAAGCCGAACCTCACGAAAACCAAGCGGCAGGAACTAAAGGACCTATACCAAAAGAACGGGAAGCTTAAATTTCTTTTAATGAACGTCGAGGCGTTCAGCACCAAGAAGGGCGTGGATGTCGCTGAGTTCTTTGTAGGGAAATTCAAGGTTTTCATGGGTGTGGACGAATCCACCACCATCAAAAATCGTCAGGCAAAGAGGACCAAGGCAATCTGCTCCGTGGGCCGTGGTGCGGCAATGCGTCGTATTTTGACGGGTTCTCCTGTCACCAAGTCTCCGATGGATTTGTTCAGCCAGATGTACTTCCTCAGTCCTAAAATACTGGGCTTCAAGAGCTATTACACCTTCCAGAGCCGCTATGCCGTGGTACAGCGCCGCACGATGGGAGCCCACAGCTTTAACCACGTCGTGGGCTTTCGGCGTCTGGACGAGCTTACAGACGTCCTGGAAGCCCACTCTTACCGCGTGAGGAAAGAAGACTGCCTCGATCTTCCAGACAAGGTCTACATGAAGCGTGAGGTTGAGTTGACTCAGGAGCAGTCCGACGCCTACACGCAGATGAGGCATCTGGCGCTGGCTCGCCTCGCAAGCGGGGAATTGGCAACCACTCAGAATGTTCTGACCCAGATCATGCGCCTGCAACAGATCTGCCTGGGGCATCTGACGGATGACGCTGGTGAGGTACACCCAATTAAATCAAACAGGCTTAACGAGCTTCTCGATATCTGCGGCGAGCTTCAGGGTAAGGCAATCATCTGGGCGACATGGACCATGGACATTCGCTCGATTGCCGAGGCCCTGCGTAACCGCCATGACGTACAGGCGGTTGCAACGCTCCACGGGGAGACGCCGGATTCTGATCGCCAACAGATCGTGGAATCTTTCCAAGATCGGCAATCAGGATTGCGTTTCCTCGTGGGGCACCCTAAAACGGGCGGCTTCGGGCTTACCCTCACCGCCGCCAACACCGTCATCTACTACAGCAACTCTTACGATCTGGAGCTTAGGATACAGTCGGAGGACCGGGCCCACCGTATTGGGCAGGAAAACAAGGTCACATACATTGACCTGATATCTCCGGGGACCATAGACCAGAAGATCGTGGAGGCCCTTCGCAGCAAAATTAAGATTGCTGACACCATTTTAGGAGAGGATGCGCGGGAATGGCTGAAATAAATTCTGAAATAAATGTCAACACTTTCTTCATTAAACACGAATCTGTATTGCAGGCATATCGTTTGCTGGTTCCATACTGTTTTACATCAGATAAGGATGATAAATTACTGTTAACTGCTTTTAATCGTGATTACGAGGAAATACCCAGAGCGAGGATTCGTTTCAGACGAAACCCAGCTAATTTCACGGGGGTGTGGTTGGGTGAAAGTTTTTATATGTATAATGATAACCCAGAATCCCGTGAGGACTACTGGGAAAGGTTAGGCAAACTTTATTCACACAAACACGTTGTAGTTGGATAATCCAAAAACTGGCTGAAATGATACCAAAAGCAGTTGTCTTTGCCTTAATTCTTCCAGTTCTGGGATGCTCACCGATAGAATCTGCTGTTCTAGGCGGCGCAACCGGCTTGTGGCAAAAGCATGAAATGTTAAATCTGGAGAAGCGGATAGAGCATCTGGAGAAAATTCTTAAAGAATGGAACTGTTTTTAGTTTTTACAGGGAGGTCCAGTTTCTACCGTTGAAGATACGTGCCGACATTCTCTGTGGGTCTCTGTCTATATCATAGCTACCGTGGATCCATCCGCCGGTAGGCTCTTCTTCCCTGTAGAATTCCAGAATCAACTGGTCAAAGATGCAGTTTTCTTTTATCCACAGAGCAACCCGTTTGTTGTCAATTCCGGGTATTTCAAAATCTACGGCTTTTCCCAGTACGTGCTGGGATGTGTCGGCGGAGCCAATGGCACGATTTAACTCAAGGCAACGAAACCCGCTGCTCGGCGCAAAAGGAATCCCGTAATGTTCCCGGACGGGCTCCAACACCATGCTGCAAAGCAGGACAAGGTTTTCGACCTCTGTCTCGCTTGGCGTGTTGTCGATGCCCTTGCGTATTGCCGTTCCGGATTTTGTAAGCTCGTTTAGAGAAAAGTGCTGGGACAGCTTCATCCAACTATCTGGCGGGGCTTGCATCGGACAGACATGATGCCGGATTCTTCGTTGCGGCCTACTCCGCTACCCGCTCCTGCGGTTATATGACCACCATAATTTGCAAAAAGTGGAAGCCCCACTTGGCTTAGGCCAGCAAGTGTTTCCTGCGAGACTGGACCCGTGGGCCGTGGTCCCACTGGCATGGGCTGTTGTCCCACGGGACTGACCCGACTAAGCACCGACCCCTGAACGGGAGCCCTCGGCGATGGCACATTAGGTGGCACATTAGATGCCACCCGACGCGGTCTTGTTCCCGTGGGTTCCCGAAGAGATGTCCGGGGTCCCCTCCGAAAGCGGATTTCTTCGTCGTCGCCGAATTCTTGATATTTTGTGGGTTCCCCTACCTCATACAGAACTCCAGGCACGTTTCTAAGCTGTTGAATACGCCTTGCGTTGTCCCCGATAAACTTTTGGTGAGCATAGAGCCGCAGTCTTGTTTGCCATAGCGCATTGGCCTGGGGATTTGATACGGGAAATTTTTCCATGGCGACGACAGCAAGTTCCGGCTCCATCAGGAGGTCAACGAGTAACCTGTCTATGCTGCTTCCGCGCACGTCGGCCAGGGCCTCCATACCGAGTTGGCGCCCAGTGGCCGGAGCCCACAGCTTGCTTGGAGAGCCCAGGGGGATGATGTCGGAGGCCACTCCACCTATCCACCGGCCAATAAAACCAGCCCAAGTGTCGGAAACCCCAGTTCTTACTTTAACTCCGGGTGTGGCGGCAGGACCAATAGGTGACTGTAGCCGCGCTGCTTCGGCAATCTCGCCAAAAACTTTTGGCGCAGCCTCTCCGTACATTTCCCCAAGGAGCCTTCTAATTATTGGATCTTTCGCCAGCTTGAGAAGGGCTTGGGGGTCCCAGAGTGTCACGGTTGTTCCAAGATGTGCTGAAAGCTGCTCTGCTACCTTTCCAGCATTAGTGCTGGATCCCGGCTTGGTCAAAGCCTCGCGGATCAGACCTTCCGCCACCGCCTGTCTAAAACCTTCAAGAGCGGGATTGCTGCCATCTGGAAGTACGCCGCTTTCGAGGACTTTAAGCGTATTCCGTAGAACTTCGGGGTTCGTTCTAAATTTAGCTAGGAATTTAGTACCAATGGTTAAGGGTTCCGGATTATCTAGGAATATAGCGGCGGACTGGAGATTGGACTCTCTTTGCGCTGCTTCTCTAACCAATAACCGATAGCCTTCCTCCGTGAAATCTTCGTTAAATGCGCCGTTTTTTCTCAGGGTTCTTACGGTATCGTCCAACTTACTGATGTCCGCATGCCGTATAGCTTCAACAATGCGTTTCGCATTTGCTAAGTCCTCGAAGCCCGTGTCTTTTCCGGTTGCCTCTCTAAGCCATCTAATTGCAGCATCGTTATTTTCGATCCACCGGGCCGCTGCTGTTGAACTGAACTTGTCTCCGGTGCCGAATCCTTTAAACCTGTCCCACAAAGTTCTTTGGACCATTTCTATGTTGACGGGGGTGGGTTGGGTGCCTTCGGCAAGCCGAAAACCCAAGGATCGCCCCCCGTCAACTCGGATCGCCTCGAACGGTGCGGGAGGTGCTTCTGAGTATTTTTGAAGATTAAAATCTCGATCTAGCTCGGGGACCACCTTTCCATCTTTCCCCGTGGTCATCCGGAAAGGTGTTCCTTGTCCGGTCATTAACCTATGCCGCCCGGCAAGAGCGGTTTCCAACTGACGCAGGTTAGTTTCTTGACCCGTAGTTGGGGCTATTTTTTCAATAGTTTTTTCCGGGGGGACTTTTGCTTCGCCTCTCGTGGTACGCGCTCTCAACTCCCCAACAGCACCCTTCGTGAATAGGCCGTGCTTGAGATCCGTCATGCGGCGGGCAGCATCCAGTGCAATCGTGTCCACGGAGAAGTTCTCCGGGTCCGCTATGGCTCTCTCCAGATCATCAATTAAATCGCCTATGGCCGTTATCTTGGCGGGTTTCCGGTTGGGTCTTCCGTCCTCAAAACTCAGTTCAGCTTTGAGGTGGGAGATTATGTTTTGAAGTTCCTGAGCTTCTCGTCCAACGAGAACGCCGCCTACCTTTTGGACGTCCAGCACACTCCTGTTTACGATTTCGTTGTCGAGATTTACCGGGTTGCCTTCATGGTCAACGCCTTTACTCAAAGATATTTCAATATTGTCCCGCGCTGTATCAAGTTTTATCTGTGCGTCGTTTAGTCGTGTCTGGGCTGTATTAAAAGCAGTTTCCGCTCTGGTCAGGTTCGGGTCCACGGCTTCGGCCCTAAGTAACTCTACAACTTTTGCACGGGCCCCTTCCAGTTTTATTCTGGTGCTATTTATGCGGGGGGTTTGGTGAGCGGGAACAGCTTCTAATTCGGCCTCAAGTTGCCTCACTCGGGCCATAGCATTTCTGTAAGCGGTACTTTCGTAAGGGATATCCCCCGCTGCTTTAAACTTTGCGGAAGCAGCGTCAAGTTCCTGTTGTCTCTGAGCGACGATTCTTTCGTTGTTCTTGATTACTACATTTTGTCTCGCAATTTTTTCTGCATTGGGTCCACCACCCTTGGCGGCTTGGTCAATCAGTGCATCACGCCCGGACAGCTTCCAGAGCCACTTGCTCTGGTTTTCGGGCTCGCCTCCCTTGAGGGCCGCTGCTTTAGCTGCAAAGTGTTCGCCTATGGGAACGCCATCTATAAGTATCTGCGGACCCAGATCATCACCGTCAGGAGTGAAATAAGACTCCGTCTTTGGTCTATTGAGGCCACTTATGTTGTGCCACAGGAGGTCTTCCATGGCGTCCACTTCCTGGTAGGCCGTTTCAATTTCGCGGCGAATCCACATATTAAATAACTGGCGGTCCTTGGCACTTATGTTCTCCGGCATACCATCGCGGATAGCCGCAACCCGTCTCTCGGCATCCGCTATAGCCGCCTGGGATCCTTCCTCCATCTTTGTTAAAACGGCATCAAAAGCTTTGGACATATCCTGGATCTGCTCCGGCCTTAACTCCAAATGCCCTTCCTGGAAGGCCCTCATGCGGTTGGTGTTAAATTCAAAAGCTCCTGTCGCAAGACCCAGATCATAATCTTCTTGTATAATTTTATAGCCCACCCCGGCGTCGGATCTTCCACCGAGATCCAGTTTTAGAATGGCGTCATTGAAAGCAGAAAAAATAGAATCCCTTCTATCCATCATCCGCCCGGAGTATTTGGCGTAAGCTTCCGCCCCCACGCCGTCGTCAGTGGAGAGTGTTTTGAGTTGCCCTTCTTGGAAGTCAGCAGCCATGCGGATGTCTTCTATAAGCTTGCGCTGTGCATCGACCTCGTCGCGGGGCATCCCTGGTGCGGCTGCATCTAATTTCGCTTCCAGAAGCCTTGCTTCGTTCCGAAACAATTGGGGTGTTGTGAAGGCAATACGGGTTGCCGGGTCCATGTTCCGGCCTTCTATAAGGGCAAGTCTGAATTGCCCTATAACACCAAGCATTTCGTGGCGGTCTTTCCAGTCGCCGCCCTTTGACTGTAGTGCTCGGGCCGCTGCTTTTTGCGCTCCAGTAAGAGTCACACTCTCCATCATCCCGGCAAGAACCCTCAGTGGGAAACGTATAACTGGCGTCTTGATTCCTATGTCCCAGGCCATTGAAGCAGCCGTCATCGCCCCTACGGGAAGGAGAAGGCCCCCGCCCGCCATGACTGTGTTCTTCGCCCATTGCGGGGCGTTCGGCCAAGCCGCCTCAAGCGCCGAGATCGAAGTTACCATCCCGCCGCCAACAGCCGCACCCATGGCCGTTTCAGCCGCCGCCGCTGCAAGAGGATGTCCTGCGTGCAGCTCGCTTATGGCTTCATAAACATGCTTCGTCGTAGGATTTTTTGTGGTTCTTGCCAATTTGATTGCCATATTGGCAATAAGGGCACCTTCCACGGGGGCCGCGCCTATGATTTGCGTGATTAACGAGGCATACCTACGGGCCTTGGTGCTTTCATCAATGTCCGTGGTAAAGGTAAAAAGATTTAGAGGTGTTCCGGCACCCCACCTTGTACCCCCAAGACCAAGATCCAAATTATATGGAAGGTTTGGAACTTCTACATACCACCCGGCTTCCTCGGTCCATTCTTGTCCTCTACGGGCCCAGTCCCCTACGTTCTGCATCCCACGGGCTATGGACCCAACACCCCCAAACGGCGTTGCAGTAGAAAAATGCCTCGTGCCCGGCATGTCGCCTTCAAAACCACCAAAAGCCCAGTCAACAAGGTTTATCGGAGTGTCCAGTAAAGCATGCGCCATAGCCTGCGCGGCTTCCATAGGAAGACCGAGAATGTTGGCTGGTGTTTTATGAATAGCGGGGAGTATGGTTCCTTTAACTATTCCCGGCCTCCCCTGTTCAGAAAACTGTAGACCTTTCAGGAGCGCCGCTACATTTCCAGGAACGTCTGTCCCTGGATTATTTATCCCGGCCTCTAAAGCCTCTGGGCCAAAAGGAGTAGAAGACGGAAGGTCAAAATAATTCCCCCCTCCTTTCCTCGCCTGGTATGTCCAGAAACCGTCCTTCCCCTGTAGGCCAGTGCCGGTATCTATGACTATATCTGGGAAATCCGGATGCGTGATTTCTGCCATTTTACCTATCTAACCTGTACGTCTGTAGCAGGTATTTCCTGTTAAAATCTAGCATTGCTTGATCTTTTATAGCAGCCTGCCAACCTTCTGCTTTAGGAATTGTAACCGTCTTATACTTTCCAGTTGCGTTGCCTTTTCTATCCAGTATTGGAATTGCGTTTCCGTCGTCATCCGTTCTAAGTAACCTGAACTGGGTTGGCTGACCTACACCACCTCTCTCAGCGACGTAACCAAATATGCTGTCATCCAGAAGTTGATCTTGGTAAGCCTTCGAGTAACTTGGTACAGGTTGTTTGGTTACGGCGTAGTTCTGGTCCGCAAGATATGGACTGTAGTAACCGTTTCTTCCCTTTATGCTTTTAACATCAATGCCTAACTGGGCGGCGCGGCGCAAGGTTTCATCAGGAAGATAGTAACTGCCCACATAATCCAGAGAGTGCTTAACGGAACCCTTCAGATAATTCCTTAACTGTCGCAGGGTGTCCGCATTAAAACCATCGGCCTTGTTTAGGTTTATCAAGGTTGTTTGGATGCCTCTTAGATCCCTGTCGGATATGCGCTCTTCTCCGACTCCTCTCGCAAGATCACGGGCCACTAATTGCTGTAGAATAGGAAGACTCGCCATTAACTCATTGGCTGCCTCCTGACCTTCACGTGTTCTTATCCAAGCACCAATTTCTATATTAAATCTAGACTTGAAAACATATTCTAAAGGACCAGTAATAAAGCCCCCAATGCCAGACAGCTTCAGATGGGCGTCTAATCTGTCCAGCATCGCAAGCGTATCAAGGGACCTTCCCGTAGTTTCGCCTATTTCCCTTCCGTCAGAATCATTCAGAGCGCCTCTTAATATATCCTGTCGTGCTTCCAAGGCTTCTCCGACTATTGGTAATTGTGTTTCCAGTGTGTAAGCAGTCCTCGGTCTTAACTTGCGTCCAAGTCTTGTACTTCTCGCTTCGAGTTCGGCCAAGGACCGTGTCTGGATGTCGGCGCGGTCCAAATTTCCCACAGCGTTGGCCCGCGCAGCCACGTCTGGCGGAGAAGCATCTGGAGCAAGGGCTTTGGGTGCTTGCGTGGTTTCTCCAAACTGAACACCCAGTTGGTTATAAAGAACCACTCTTCCAATACCGGAGCGCAGGGCTGCTGGTCCTACCGGAAGTGGCAAAGAATCTATTGTTGTCGCTGCATTTCTGTTTTCTTCAAAACCTTGCGCCGCGCCAACATAAGCCCTTTTGATATCTTGTGGTCGGGTTGTCAGTCTTTTTCCCACATCGGCAAGGGGGAGGCCCAGACTTTCTACGTCATAATCAAGAAAACCTGTGACAAAAGACCGATTTAAGTCTGCATAATCTTCCCCCGTTTTTATGGCTTTAAGTGTATTAAAGTAAGCATTCTTTAAGTTTCTCGCGTAGTTCGCCTGTTGCTCCTCAGTCAGATCCTTGCCGTCCACACGGGTAAAGGGGAAGTCCTCTCCAGGTGTTAAGTCTCGGTTTATGTTGAATTTAGCGGGATCAAAAGCCATACCTTTTTGACCGAGACCCATACGTTGCCGCATACCCGCCAGATTTGCCAAAAGCCCAGCAAAAGTCGCCTTAAACTTAGGGTCGTTCGTATCCGTGGGTGCGGCGGTTGCCGTGGGCTTTTCGTAATATTGATACTCGCCCATTAAGTTACCCATTTTTATAGGTACGTTTTTTGTACCGTCTGGGGAAGGGACCACCTGTATCAGGACGCCATTTACCCGCATACCTTTCGTTTCTTCAATCGGACCAAGAATAAGTTTGTCTGGATTTTTAGGGTCTGGGATCCACTTTCTCGCCAACCCCATGTCATAAACCGCAGGCTCACCGGTTCCTGTTCCAGAACCCAGAGTCTCGCCTTTTTCGTTAGTATAAACAGCGTTTATACCATCGCCTTCAAAAATAAGCGGGGTCTTATCCTTACTTCCTACCGCTCTTGCTTTGTATGTAGCGCCATCATAAGTATAATTGACAGGGAATATCGGGCCAGTTGGTTTACCGTCATCCCCTATTCGTCTTGCAAAACCACGAGTTCCCTGTTTGTCAGTTCCATCGGCAGTTGTTTTAGAAAACCCTGATACAAGAGTTCCGGCAGGGATCACCGTACCATCGTCTGTTTTATGCTCCCCTAAAGTTCTTATAACTTGAGTTGTACCATCCTTGCTTCGGTAAACAACTACGTTACCTACTATAGGCTGACCTTCAAAATTGAATTCGACATTCTCTTGCAGTGATGAAATGCCCGTGTCCGTCTTGAGGTCCGGCATCAGTTTAAGAGCAAGCTCCCGACGGTCGGTGGCCTGCGTTTTGACATCTTGAAGGGCCGCAAGTTTTAGCTGGCGCTCTTCCTGTCTTTGGGCAGCGTTCAGAGCCTGCTTTTGTTGCATCATCTGCGTGGCAACAGCGCCTGCATCCCCGGCTAATGGAGAGAGAAGTTCTCTGGATAACGTGCTAACAGGAGTTTCCCCCCGCATAGGCGGAGCGCCTGCCGCCGCGAAGCCCCGTTGGGCCAGAGCAAGGGCAAGCTGTAATTTACCCATACCCTGAGCGTCCGTAAGCTGCTTGGCGTAATCCGTGGCTCCAAGGTATTTTGCGAGTTCGGCCTCCCGCGCACGAACCGTACCCATGTCCGTGGCAAAAATACCTTGGCCGTGCGTAGCTTCCAGGGTGTCCAGAAAGTTCCGAACACGGCTTACGCGAGTAGCGGCCCCGATGCCTGTATCGTTAGCTGCCATCAGAATCCCCTAGACCATGCCTTGGCCCATGGGCCCTGCGCCTTGCATCATTGCCTGTAGCATCCTTGGATCCATGCCCGCAGGCCCTTCTCCAGGTGCCATCATGCCTGATGGGCCTTGAGCCATGTTCCCCACTGCGTTGACCAGTGCGTTGGTTTCTGCGGACATGCCTTCCGCCACAGCGCCCTCCGGTCCAAGGTCCGTGATGCCGCCTCCAACAGCCCCTACTTCGGCCAACTCCTCCTGCATCAAGGCTCCAATGCCCTGATCTATTTGGGCAAGCTGAAGTGTTGGTTGGACAAGGGCGAGAACGGAATCCGGTGTGCGGTCTGCATCTTCCCAGCCGACGACTTCCGCGAGCTTGTTACGGTAGGCTTCAATATCCGCATCGTCCTCCCAGACGGCGTTCATAACGTCCCGGTAATCACCTGCTGCCTCCAGATTGCCGACGCTGCGGGCGACTTCATCTCCCACTGCGGCATTAACTTCATCTGCGGTCATGTCCTGTACCGTGGACGCGAGATCCCGATCCGCTGCCTGCAAAACTTCGGGCGGCAGGTTTTGCGCTTCTTGATAAATCTGTGCCTCCTGTTCCGGGCTGACAAAAGACATTTGGTCGATGGGAGCTTCCTGCATGGGAGGCATCATGCCGCCAGCCTGCATCCGAAACATTCTTCGGTCGTATATACCTGCCATGGATTTTTCCTCGTTAGAATAGACCGCCGAGTTGTTTGGCGGCGGCTGCGGTTCCAAGGAGTCCAGTCCCGAAACCCGCCACCTGTTGGAAAGCGGACGGCGTTGGTGGGCTCGGGGCTACTTGGGAACCGAGGGTGGTTTGTGTAGAGGGAGCGCCCTTGTAAATATCGGACAGGAACGAAAGCCTGCTGTACGGCTCGTACAACTGGCGCTGCCGGTTTGCCATTTCGGCATCCAGCACAGCTTGCTGCTGGCGCTGCTGTTCCTGACCTAGCTGTTGCAACCCCGCAATGTTCTTGAGACCTGTAGCCTGTTGGAGTTCGGCGGCACCTAACTGCTGTCCGCCGATACCAGCCTGTTGTCCGCCGATAGCCGCCTGTTGCCCGGCTAGGTTCCCGTACAAGCCAGCTATACCGCCAAATAGTTGTGACTGCTGTTGCTGTCTGCGTTGCTGGTTCTCGAAGGCTGTTTGTGCGGTTCCTAAAGCTTGGGCGTAGTTCTGTGCATTTAATTGTGCGAGGGCTCTGGCGCGGGAGTCGGCTAGGTTGCGGTCCAGTTCCGCGCCTTGTACTCCAAAACGGCTCCCGCCAAGTGCACCTGCTCTGACACCCTGTGCCGCAAGCTGGTTGCGGGCCATTTCGCCCTGCCGGTTTATTTCTGCAAGTGTGGTATCTATAACCTGCTGCTGAAACGGGTTGGTGTAGGCAGAAAGGTCTGTTGGGGCAAATAACTGCCCGGCTCCTGCGGCAGCTTGCTGGGCCGCAGTTATTGGTGCCTGAACCTGACCCAGTGTAGCCAAACCCGCGCCCAATGTACCAAGGCCCGTACCAAGTGTCCCCACGCCCGTTGTCAAGAGGGGCTGGTAGCCCCCAATACCACCCGCCTGCTGCGCGGCCTGCTGCGCTTGGGTCTGCAAGCCGGAAAAACCGGCAACCTGCTGCGGGGGAAGTTGTATCCCTATGTCGGAGAGGTCTTTTGCAGACCGGATGAGGCCCAGTTTTAGAGCCTCAATCTCCGGGGCTTCGCGCTGTATGAGTTCTGAAATGGTTCTCTCTACCATGGCTAGGCTTTCATCTCGAAGTTACGCATCATGTTGTAGAGGTTCTGGGCTCCTGCATAACGATTGCCGCGCCCCGTTGGGTCTGCCCCCCGCACGGCTCGGGCGTTCATTACGAATTCTCCGTCTGAGAGCATGGCTGGGATGTCATCCGAGCGTGTGGTTCCGGGACCCTCTACAAGAAGATCGCGACGTGGGAACTCGGCCATGCCGCCCCTCGCAGCGAGAAGCGCGGGGAATGTCGTCGGGATAAGTGGTGTCCCTTCTGGGGTAAATTGCGCGGGGTCCAGTTGTGCTACCATATACTGTGACGGGTCTTGCTCTACCAGTTCGGCCCCTGACGGCCCACGGGGAACCACTCCCGCGAGATCCGCCACGGTTGTCTCGTCCCCTTCCTGTGGGTCAAATCCCCCGGCAAGATAAGTCCCTCCAAGACCAAGAGCCACAGACGGGCCGTATTTCCTAATTAGACCGGGCGAAAGTTTTTTGGTTACATATTCCATAGCACGTGCCGCGCCTCTATCAGTCGCGGGACCATATAAAGTAGGATTATTTTCAACTAAAGCCGCTGCCGCTTGGTGAAGGGTCCTATCGCTCGGAGCTTTTCCAAATAAAAGGTCGCCCGCTGTGTCAAAGAAACCCGCCCGTTTCGCAACTTCAGGCTCATCGACAACCCGCGTTCCCAACGCTTGCTGTAAATTTCCAGTCCCCATAGGTTGACCAGTAATGGTTGCATCGGGATAAATATGTTGTCCATCGAGACCGATGTAGTACCCGCGCTCATCAAATGGAAGATTCAACCGTGCCGCTTCTTCAAAGGGCGTAAGTGTCTCAGCTAGAGAAACGGGAACTGTCCAAGAGTCCGGCGTCAACTTTACCGGCATAGTCTCAAGGGGAACATAGCCCGGACTTTGCTTTGTTGGTGTGCCGAAGAATTCCCCCGTCACTCCTCCTATAGGATCTCCGCCGAGTATCTGGCCCCATTGAGCTTCGGATGCTGCTGCACTGGCTTTTGCTGCGTCACTTGAGCTAAACCAATCTGCCCCAGGAGAAGCCGCCATTTTATGTCCCAGTAGCGTCTTGTTGCCCAGAGTATCGAAGCCATAAATAGGTGTTCTCCCCGTAAGGTTGGCCGTAACAGCATCCCCAAAGCTCGTACCCTTGTTGAATAAAGAGCCTATCCCGCTAAAGGTAAGAGACGTGCCCCCCGAAACCAAGCCCACTTTAAAAGCGTCCTTGAGACTTCCGCCGCCAGCCAGGGTTCCTATGCCGCCGCCCAGAAAAGCTGCGCCAAATGTTCCTGCGCCAAATGCAGGCCCGAGGAACGGGATACCAAAAGCAGAGGCCGCTATCGGAAGGACGATAGGTGCGAGTTTCTTGGCAACTTTTGCGGCCTTCTTGACGGCCTTCTTGACGGACCTGAATATGCTCTTGAAAAAGAATTCAGGCAGACCCGTAACAGGATTTATGCTGTTAAGCTCGTTCCCTATGACGAATTCCTGCGGATCAAGGCCCATTTCGCGCATTTGACCAAAGAGAAGTTCCCGGACCTTCGGGTTGGCATTAAGGACTTCCAAGGGAATGACTGTCTCGCCCTCGGCGGCATGAACCACGTAAATGTCGCCGTTCCGTCCAAACTCCGCCAATTTCTTGGCTTGGTCTTGGAAGGAACCAAGACCAACTGGCGCTAGATCATAATCAGGTGAAGCTTCTGCAAAGGATCCTATGCCGGTATCTTGTATGTAATGGGTTTGCTGTAGCATTACGAAAGCTCCAAAACACTCGCAAAGACATAAATCTTCGACGCTGTATCACAGTTGAATATAAGCGTGTCGCTGGCCTCCAGAACGAAGGGGCCTGCGAGAGACACGTCTGCGAGAGTTCCTATGCTGTTCTTCTCCAACGTGACCGTTACAGAAGCGGAACTGTCGGTTATCTTTGGGTATACTACTATAGTCCCAGAATGACTATTGTACAAATTTATGTTCTTAACAATGGCCTGAGTGGCGCTTGGGCACGTATAGACGGTGACATCCCCTGTCGCGCCTACCAGAACGGCAACATTTTTATACGCTGAAGCCATTATTCCATGAACCACGTCACGCCGTTGGTGTCGTCTTCCCCGCTCACCACGGAGGGGAAATCCATCTTCGTCAGGGCCATCTCAAGGTCCCGTAGAATCCTTACAAAGGCATCCGGGTCGTATTGATCGGGAGCCATAGGCATCGCGTGATCCAGTAATTTAGCCATTTTCTTACTTGATCCGGCGCATGAGGGCTTCCTCAACCTTTGGCAGCAACCTGATGCCGCAATAGCCGATGACGAAAGCCAAGGCGATTGCGATCTGATCGCTGAACTGGAAATAGGCCATCGCGGCAGGGATAAAAAACTCAGCCGCAATCCACCCAACAATCACAGCGACCGCGATATCCTTCAACGCCCCAAGATTCCACTTGCGGCTCGTCAGGACATTAGCCAAACCGCCGCAGCCGGAGGCAAAAATGCAGCACAGTTTCCCTCCGAAAGTCATTATCGCCCATTCCATTTACCTTCTCCCATCAGGTCGTAATCCCAGACGGAGGTCGCCCAAGGTCCAGGTTATATTCGTCGTATCGCTCTCAATTCGTAAGGCAGCTTGCCTCGAACGGCTCCGCAGGAAAGACTGCTGAGTGGACGCCTTAACGGCATTTGTAGAGTTCGTTGCGAGACTATCTCCAGGGTAGTTCCTCGTTTTCAGGATATAGTTCACGGAAGCGTCTGCATCGGTACTGGTTATGTCTATATCCGGTATCAAACGATCCACGAACATGAATTGCTCACCATCTCCAAGATCGAAATCAGCGGATTCAATGAAAGATGTCATGGCGGTGCCATCGTCATCATCGCCGCTTTCGTGAACGTAGACATAGTTCGTGCTGCTTACTTGGCCGGAGCCCCTTGGATTGTTGTGAATTCCGTAGTCTACCCACGCAGTTCTGGAAAGGGTTCCCAGATCCCATGTGTTCTCCGTGAAATTGAACTTAACGTAGCGGTCTATTTCGGACGCATCGGCACTCGGGTAGAACCAGAACACCTCGTCAAACATCTTGTTGGATGCAGCGAAGCATTTGAAATTCTGTTCTAGATTGATGTCATCAAACACGTAACGAAGGAGGGTGCAGGGAATAACCTGGATACGGCCCGTGTAGACGTAGAAATTCTCCCGGTCCATCCAGAATACCTTGTCTCCCACAGTTGTGACGGCATTTGGCCCTATTATTGACACATTGTTTGCCAGCATACTGACGCCAAAAGTAAATGGCGGTCCCACAAAACGCATGGCATGAAGAGAGGTATCCGTCCAAACCAGCATTTCCTGGCGTGTTTTCTGGGCAGAGATTATCTCGGAACCAGAGGAAATCCTCTGGGATCCTGCTGTGTTGGTAGCGGTGGGGGTCCAATCAAAAGGACCTTCCTGATCTGACCAGCGGATCATTAACAGGTCTTGGGCCGTCTCGTTTATGGGGTTGCATCCAAAACATACAACATGCCTATCTGCGCCAGAAACCATAAGTCTTCGGGTAATGGTCGGGGCATCCGAGGCTCCGGTCTGCGAGGCAAAGGTCGTGGCCCTGTTTCCCAGACCAAGGGTCTTGTCCCAATAATAAGGTGGACCGTCATGGACATTAAACGCAAGATCTTCGCCCCAGTTATCTTGAGCCCACAGCCGAATATTTGATCCTGATTCTGCGGCGGTGGCCGAGGCGTGCCCGAATCCTACAAAGTCATTGGCTTCTTTAACTGTTGCACCATCATCATGGGCCGCTGCCGTAGTTCCTCTGGCTGCCCTGGCGACTCCCGCGTTAATCGTATTGGATGATTTGCCCGTGTACTGGAGTAATTCATCGTCAATCAGGACAAGTCCAACAAAGGTTATGGTAGCCCCGCTGGAGGAACTCGCCGCCGTAGTGCCGTCGTCCGCCCTTGTCAGATCCCCAAAGACATTCCCTGCATTGGTTCCATAGCGAATGTTTTCGCTTCCGATCTTAATGGTACCTTTACTAGGAAACCCCGTTGTACTGGAGCCCGCTATGGTGGAGCTTGAGGCAGTCAAATCTGCGGTGGTGGTAGTAGACGCTGTCTCGAAGTCCGAGGCACTCGTCAGAATGAAAGTTGTGTCAGAATCGCTTATCCCGCCACTGTCATTGAGGGTAGTTTGTGCATAGCCTGTGCTAAGTCCACCCCAAAGACCCGCCCCAAAACCAGTGCCAGTTACAACCGTGTCGAGACCTGTGTTTATCTGATAAGTGGCAACGACAGAGGAGCCTCCGCCAGCGGTGGACCCGGAAGAAGCTGAACCCGCTGTTGTTATCGTGTAACTGTTCGAGTCTATGAGAGTAAGCTCATGTTCCGTGTTCAACTGGGCTGCTGTGATCCCATCCGTAGTCGTTGCCCCGCTTAACGTGACGAAGTCTCCATTAACCGCGCCATGGCTAGGGGCGGTCACAGTCACCACTGCGCTACTAGCTGCACCTGTTTTAAGGGGATTTGCTCCAAGAGTAGTTGTAGCTCGGATAGGGGTAACATCGTTGTATCCCCCACCCTCTTCTATATAGAACTTGGTCTCTGTCCCAAGGCCCATGTACTTGGAGCCGCTTAACGCGGCCCATACATGAAGAGACCGGCCCGTTCCTTCTATAGTGTTGCTACTAAGACGGGTCCATCCGCCCATTTTCTCGGGTCGCCCTTTGCGGAACCGAACTAGGTCGGAATTATACCAACCGTTCTCATCTCCGTAGGACGTAGTTTCCCTGTTAACCCCAGGACGAAACTGTATCTTTGACAAGGGCATCTTATATCTTCCAAAGCATCCCAACCATCAGGATAATCACCGCTCCAGCAGAAGTAATCATAATCAACTCAAGACGCTTTATTCGCTCAATGGTCTCTTTCCACCGTTCAGCACAGACCGCTTCATGGGTATTTAGTTTCGCCTGAACTTCTTTAACTGTCGCCATTACCTGTGACCCTAACTTAGAATAATCATAATAAACGCCTCTGAAGAAAGGACGCAGGTGTCTCATTATTCTGGTTTCGGATGTGCTGCCTTCACCGCTGCAATAGTATCTTTCCAGGTAGTCGTTCCGTTGACTTGATCCCAGTATTGCATGTCAAGCTGATCGCCAACGGCAGGATATGCAGTCTCTCGTGTTCTTGCATATTCTTGGGCGTCATATTCTGACTGTAGCTCTGCCTGTTTAGCAACAATCTGCTCGGCGGTAATGTTGTTGGGATTGCCATCATGCCAAGTGATTTGGTTAATGTCTTCTGCATTAATAGAAACTTGAGCAGTGGAATCGAGCTCAAGGATTGCTCTAGCAATATTTGTCATGCCCCTATCTCCATAACGATTATGGACGTTGGCACTCGGCCCTCATTGTCAGCGTCAGAGTCATCGCCGGAACGTCCAACCACCATGGTGCCCTCACCCCCAATTCGCGCTTGAGCTTTGTAGGTTGTCGAAGAAGTTGAGGAGGGGGAATCCACATACGCAATACTTACGCCGTAAGCAATCCCATTGGCAGACCTACTCGGCCCAATGGTTGTCGATGCTCGTACTCGGCTGCTGGCCGCATCACCTATAAATATTTCGGTCGAGCCTCTCACAAGCGATAAGTAAGCATTAGCATTACCCGTGGAGGAATTACCAACAAAACCAGTAAGAAGAACCAGAACCTTACTACTTGTCGCCGCCGGAGTAATATCTACAGTGACATCGGTGACATCGGTAAAACTTGTGGATGTTGTAGTAAATGTGTCTGTCTTCGTCGCTTGAACCACTTGTAGAATTTTTCCCCCTGACAGTGCCTCCGACTGCCAAGTGCTGCCTGTTGACGTTAAAACTTGGCCGTCCGCTCCTGGAGCAATTACCTGAAAGGCGGAGGTTCCGTTGCCTAAGAGTACATTGTTTGCGGTAAATGTACTGGCTCCCGTGCCACCGTTAGCTACGCTTAAATCAGTCCCTAAAGTTAGCGCCCCAACTATCTCTACGCCCGTTGCGCCCGTTGCAATTTTGATAACCGCAGTGTCAGCGTCGTTCTTAATGGTAACATCGTTTGTGCTTCCCTGGCCTGTAAGAATAAGACCTTCCGCAGCGGTGTAACCCATTGTGGCATTATCGCCAGCGGCGGTGTCCCCATCAGCATTTACCGTAGATGCTGTTACATCTCCTACGATGTCTACATTGGTAGCACCTGTGGCGATTGTGATTACGTCAGCATCAGCGTCGTTCTTGATCGTAACATCATTGGTCGAACCCTGGCCTGTAAGGATCAGTCCTTCGGCAGAAGTGTAACCAAGAGCAGCATCATCTCCCGCTGCGGTGTCGCCAGTAGCGCCTACCGTCCCACCAGCCGTAATGTCTCCTACAACCGTGACATCTGTGCCTCCTGTAGGAATTTCTAAGACATCAGCGTCAGCATCATTCTTGATCGTAACGTCATTGGTCGAACCCTGACCTGTAAGGATAAGACCTTCAGCGGAAGTGTACCCAACTGCGGCTTTATCACTGGCGGCAGTATCACCTAACGCATTAAAGGTTCCGCTAGAGGTAATGTCTCCAGAAGCTGTTATGGTAGCGAGGGCCAAGTTGGACAGAGCATCCACAACCGCCGCGCCAGAACCCGCGCCATCCATATAAACGAGAGCAGATTTACCGTTCTCTATCGTTATATTGGCACCACTACCCTGAGTCAGAATAACTGAATACGGTCCACTGGATCCTGAATCTGTGGTTGCGTTAATCATAATAAAATAAGCAGCCGTCGTATTCGGAGCCACTGTGACGGTATTATTACCTCCCAATGCTCCCGTGAACTTAACCACGCGGTACATTCCATCCTGAAGATTTTCAGTCCCGGAGCCTGGGGATGCTTCTCGGACAGTGAAAGTGGTGGTTGTTCCAGTTAAGCCCACCGCCTTGTAAGAAGCTATCCGATCCAGAATATCCAGATTGTGGTTGGTAGTCGTTCCCCACGCGCCGGATTGTTCTCCAGATCCGATTTTTTCGATGCCAAAACTTGTTGTGTATGAAGATGCCATAGCCTTTTCCTATGCCGCTATTTTTGTCCAATCCGGCGTTTGTGTGGTACTTATTTCTGAGAAACTAGAGGTTTGAGAGGTGTCAATAACACTCCAAACAAGGGCATTATTGACAATTCCTTCAGCCGAAACCCCCTCTACACTGAACGCGAAGTTTATCTGAACGGAACCAATACCACTTGCTGCGGAGACACCTGTAACAGAAAGATTGGAATTGGTTACTGCTGTAGCACTTCCAATTGCGCTAGCGGCGGATACTCCAGATACCGCCACCGTTACAGGAACTACTACGGAAGCTGAACCAATTGCGCTAGCGGCGGATACTCCAGTAACACTGATGCTGACGGGGAGATTGACTGTAACGGAACCCGTTGCACTGGCCGCAGAGACACCTGTAACTTCAACGGGAACGGGGCTATTCCACGTTCCTGCGTTCCAGGTACTCCTATCCCAGCCAGTAATAAGGGCCATTATGCAATCCTGATTATCGCGTTATTGGCATCATTTGCCGGAAACTGTATAGTAAAATCACCCGCACTGGATGACTTATCCCCGCCGAAGTTGATTACCGCAACCGCTGGGTATGCCGCATGATTAGTAGTTGAACCTGTACCCGCAGAACTTAGCGTGCTGTTATAGATTAAAGCTCCTCTGGCACTGGAAATAGTAGAAGTTGACCATGTGCTATCAGCGAAATCCAAATATGCAGTGGGTACAGAACTGCTGTTATCGGCCAAGCCAAGTGTCACACTTGCCAACGCATTACCCCCCGCTGTGTAAGCTGTTCCAGACACCTCGTTAGAGGTAGTGTAACCAGTAGTATCAGCACTGATGGATGAGCTATTTGTAAACATCGCAATCTTGAACGTATCCGCACTTATTGCGCTAGATCCAGTTCGTGTATGCGGAGTCCAAAAATGGATTCCCGCCATTGCTTCTGTCTTGAAAGTTCCGCACATTGCGGAGGATCCAACTGCCATTACAGCCTCCTTATAATCTCTGCCAAGTCACGATGGCCCTGATTTCTCAGTAGAGCCCAAATAGTAGTCCGCTCACTCT